GATCGAAGCGACGCTGGAGCGGCTGGAGAAACGGATCTGGGTCGGCGTCTACGGTGTGGCGGCGTTCCTGTTGGCGCAGATGGCCGAGACGGTCGTCCATGCAGCGATGAGGTGAGGCGATGACGGAATACGGAGCGCCCGAGAGGAAGTACCAAGAGCCCGATACGGGGTTGGTGGTGACGGACGGGCACGTGGTGGAAGGGTATGCCTCGCTGTTCGGCAAGACCGACCAGGGCGGGGACATCGTGCAGAAGGGCGCCTATGCGGCGAGCCTGAAGCGGCTGGCGGCGCGGGGTGGCAGGGTCAAGATGCTGTGGCAGCATGATCCCGGCCAGCCCATCGGCGTCTGGGACGAGGTGCGCGAGGATGCCACGGGCCTGTGGGTCAAGGGACGCATCCTGACCGAGGTCGAGCGGGGCCGCGAGGTGGTGGCTCTGGTCCAGGCGGGGGCGATCGACGGCCTTTCGATCGGGTACCGCACGGTCAAGGCGGAACGTGACGGCAAGGGCAAGCGCCTGTTGTCGGAGCTGGAGCTTTGGGAGGTCTCACTGGTGACCTTCCCGATGCTTCCCGAAGCGCGGGTCGCGGCCAAGGCGGAGGCCCTGGATGACGACTGGCGTGACATGGCGGCGGTCTTCGAGGACGCGCGCCGCAGTCTGGCCGGGCGATAGCGCGGCGTCCCACTGACAAGAAAAGGATGACGAGATGACCGAGACGAAGGCTCGGGCCGGGGAAGGTCTGTCCCCCGCCCAGACCACGATCCAGACTCCGGCCGCCGAGGCGAAGGCGGCCATGACCGGGTTCCTGAGCGAATTCAACCGCTTTCAGGACGATGTGAAATCCACGCTGAAACATCAGGAAGAGCGACTGACCATGCTGAATGCAAAGACGATGTCCTATGGCCGCCCGGCGCTTTCGGCCCGCGCGGAGGTTGATGCCCCGCATCAGAAGGCGTTCAACGCCTATCTGCGGTCGGGCGATGATGACGGCCTGCGCGGCCTGACCCTGGAAGGCAAGGCGATGTCGACCGCCGTGGCCGCCGATGGTGGCTATCTGGTCGACCCGCAGACTGCCGACCGGATCCGGTCGATGCTGTTCGCGACCTCGTCGCTGCGGTCGATTGCCAATGTGGTGCAGGTCGAGGCCACCTCGTTCGACGTGATCGTCGACCGGTCGGAAGTGGGTTCGGGCTGGGCGACGGAAACTGCGGCCACGACCGAGACTGCGACCCCGATCATCGAGCGCATCTCGATCAAGCTGCACGAGCTGGCCGCGATGCCGAAAGCCAGCCAGCGCCTGCTGGATGACAGCGCCTTCGACGTCGAGGGCTGGTTGGCCGAGAAGATTGCGACCCGTTTCATCCGGGCGGAAGCTGCGGCCTTCATCAACGGCGACGGCGTGGACAAGCCGAAGGGCATCCTTCTGCCGACCAAGGTGGCGAATGCCTCATGGACCTGGGGCAATCTCGGCTATGTGCCGACGGGTGCTGCCGCGGACTTCGCTGCGGTCAACCCGGCCGACTGCATCGTCAACCTGGTCTATGCGCTGGGCGCGGACTACCGGGCCAACGCGGCTTTCGTGATGAACTCGAAGACCGTGGGCGCGGTGCGCAAGATGAAGGACGCCGATGGCCGGTTCCTGTGGTCGGACGGTCTGGCGGCGGGCGAGCCTTCGCGTCTGATGGGCTATCCGGTGCTGGTCTGCGAGGACATGCCGGATATCGCGGCCAACGCCTTCGCCATCGCCTTCGGCGACTTCCGCGCGGCCTACACCATCGCGGAACGTCCCGATCTGCGGATCCTGCGTGACCCGTTCTCGGCCAAGCCCAACGTCCTGTTCTACGCCAACAAGCGCGTGGGCGGCGACATCACCGACTTTGCAGCGATCAAGCTTCTCCGCGTCGCGGTGTCCTGATGATCCGGCCCGGTCCCCAAGGTGGGGGCCGGGCCATTCCCGAGCCTTGCAACACCTGAAGGCCCGGCCGCGGGCGGAGATCAGATCATGATGTTGACCGAAGAGACCCCGGTGCCCCTGGCGGCCCTGCCGGTAGAGGAGATGAAGGACCATCTGCGGATGGGGTCCGGATTTGCCGATGACGGGCTGCAGGACGGGCTGATCGAGACCTACCTTCGCGCGGCGATGGCCGCCATCGAGGGGCGGATCGGCAAGATGCTGTTCCAGCGCCGCTTCCTGTGGGTGCTGGACTGCTGGCGGGATGCCGAGCAGGCGCTGCCGGTGTCGCCGGTTTCCGGGATCGTGAGCCTGACCCTGGCTGATGCGGCGGGGGTCGAGGTGGTGGTTCCGGCGACGGGCTACCGGCTGATCAAGGACCTGCATAGGCCGCGACTGGCGGGGAAGGGGACTTCACTGCCGACGATCCCGGGCGAGGGCATGGCCAAGGTGGTCTTCGATGCGGGTTTTGGGTTGGCATGGACCGACGTGCCGGTCGACCTGCGGCAGGCAGTGCTGCTGCTGGCGGGCGAGTATTACGAGCACCGGCATGATGACGGCGCGCAGGCAGCGGGTCTGCCGTTCGGCGTGGTGACGCTGATCGAACGGTGGCGCACTGTCCGCATCCTGGGCGGGGGCAAGACATGAACGCCCCGCATCTGAACCGGGCGCTGGTGTTGGAGGGGGTCGTGCGGACCCCGGACGGTGCTGGCGGCTTCACCGAGGCCTGGACGGCGCTGGGCACGCTTTGGGGCGAGGTCCTGCCGGGGTCCGGCAGCGACACTCTGGGCGAAGAGCGGATGCTGTCGGCGGTGCCCTACCGGATCACGGTGCGGGGGACGCCGACGGGATCGCCGTCGCGCCCGAAGGCGGGGCAGCGGCTTCGCGAAGGCACGCGGCTGTTCCTGATCCAGGCGGTGACGGAACGCGACCAGTTCGGCCGCTACCTGACCTGTTTCTCGCGCGAGGAGGTGCCGAAATGAGCTATGGTGCAGCACCAGCCCTGCAGACGGCGGTATTCCAGCGGCTGTCCACCGTGCCCGCCTTGACGGGGGTGGCCATCTACGACGCGGTGCCGCCGAACGTGACGGGCACCTTCGTGCTGATCGGACCCGAAGAAGCGCGCGACCAGTCCGACAAGTCGGGCGCCGGGGCGGAGCATCAGATGGTGATCAGCGTGATCACCGATGCGACGGGTTTCCTGTCGATCAAGACCATTGCCGCTGACATCTCGGATGCGCTGATCGGGGTGCCCCTGACCTTAAGCCGGGGCGCGCTGGTCAGCATGTTCTTCCTGCGGGCCAGCGCCCGCCGGATCGAAGAGGGCGAGACGCGCCGCATCGACCTGACCTTCCGGGCGCGGATTCAACTCTGACGCCTTCAGACACTTATCTCACGGAGAGCGAACATGGCTGTGCAAAGCGGCAAGGATCTGCTGATCAAGATCGACCAGACCGGGGACGGCCAGTTCGTCACCATCGCGGGCCTTAGGGCAACCCGGATCAGCTTCAACACGGAATCGGTGGACGTCACCAGCCTGGAAAGCCAGGGCGGGTGGCGGGAACTTCTGGCCGGGGCAGGGGTCAAATCGGCCTCGATCTCGGGTTCGGGCGTGTTTCGGGACGAGAACACAGACGAGCGCGCGCGCCAGGTGTTCTTCAACGGCGAGATCCCGGATTTCCAGGTGGTGATCCCCAGTTTCGGCATTATCGAGGGTCCGTTCCAGATCACCTCGATCGAATACTCGGGCAGCCACAACGACGAGGCCACCTACGAGATGGCGATGTCCTCGGCCGGCGCGCTGACCTTCACGGCGCTTTGATGGCGAACCCCTGGGCAGGAGAGGTCGCGATCTGGCTGGATGGCCAGCGCTATCTGGCGAAGCTTACCCTGGGCGCGCTGGCCGAGCTGGAAGAGGCGCTGGAGACGGAGTCCCTGATCGACCTGGTGCAGCGCTTCGAGGAGCGGCGGTTCAGCACACGGGACGTGCTGGCGCTTATCGTCGCGGGGCTGCGCGGCGGCGGTTGGCAGGGCACGGCGGCGGACCTTCTGCGGGTCGAGATCGGGGGCGGACCGGTCGAGGCGGCACGGGCGGCAGCAGAGCTTCTGGCACGGGCATTCTCGTTGCCAGGGGAAGCACCGGCCGGACCATGAGCGGGATCGACTGGCGCGGACTTTTGCAGGCGGGCCTGCATGGGCTGGGCCTTGAACCTGCAGTCTTCTGGCGACTGACGCCGGTGGAGTTGCGGATCATGCTGGGGCGGGAGGGTGTGGTCCCGCCCCTGACGCGCGCGCGGCTGGCCGAACTGGCCGCGGCGTTTCCCGATGTGAGGAAGGATCAGGGCGATGGCTGATATCGGAACGATGCAGGAGCAGCTTCAGGCGCTTGAGGCTCAGATGGGGTCTTCGGTGTCGATGGTGGCGGCATTCGATGGCGAGCTTGCCCGGATGCGGGAGACGATGGTCTTTACCGGGCGCGAGGTGAACACCCTGTCCAGCGGCATCAGCGGGGGCCTGCGGAAGGCGTTCGACGGGCTGATCTTCGACGGGATGAAGCTGAACGACGCACTGAAGACTGTCGCGAACACCATCGTCGACCAAGTCTATTCGATTGCGATCAAGCCGGTGACCGGGGCGCTGGGCGGTCTTCTGGCTCAGGGAGTCGGGGGGCTGATGGGGGCGGGTATGCCCTTTGCCAACGGCGGTGCCTTCAGCCAGGGGCGGGTGATGCCATTTGCCAAGGGGGGTGTCGTGTCCTCGCCCACCGGGTTTCCGATGCGGGGCGGCATGGGCCTGATGGGCGAGGCCGGTCCCGAGGCGATCATGCCCCTTGCCCGCGGCCCGGACGGGCGCCTCGGCGTGCAGGCCGGTGGGGGCAGGGCGGTCAATGTGGTGATGAACATCACGACGCCGGACATCCAGGGTTTCCAGCGCAGCCAGAGCCAGGTGGCCGCCCAAGTCAGCCGCGCGCTTGCCCGCGGACAACGCAATCGCTGAGGACACATCATGGCCTTTCACGAGATACGCTTCCCGGCAAACCTGAGCTTCGGGTCGGCCGGCGGACCGGAACGGCGGACCGAGATCGTCACTTTGGCGAACGGGTTCGAAGAGCGGAACACGCCCTGGGCCCATTCCCGGCGCCGTTATGACGCGGGCGTCGGTCTGGGATCGCTTAACGATGTCGAGACCCTGATCGCATTTTTCGAGGCCCGTGCCGGTCAGCTGCACGGTTTTCGCTGGAAGGACTGGTCCGATTACAAGTCCTGCCCGCCGCTTACCACGCCGACACACGAGGACCAACTTGTCGGGATCGGCGACGGGGAGACCACCGTTTTCCAACTGCAAAAGACCTATGTCTCGGGACTGCAAAGCTATACCCGCCCGATCCGGAAGCCTGTTCTGGGTTCGGTTGTGGTCGCAATCGCCGCTGATGTGAAGATCGAAGGTCTGGAGTTCACCGTTAACCCGGAAACGGGCGAAGTGTCCTTTGCTTTGCCCCCCGACCTTGGCACCCGCATCACGGCAGGCTTCGAGTTCGATGTCCCGGTCAGGTTCGATACCGACTCCATCCAGACCTCGGTGGCGTCGTTCCAGGCCGGCGACGTCCCGGCGGTTCCGGTGGTGGAGATCCGGCTATGACGACGCAAGCGCTGATTTCGCATCTGCAGCTTGGCACGACCACGGTCTGTCGAGCCTGGACTGTGCACCGCCGCGACGGCGTCGAAATGGGTTTTACCGATCACGACCTGGACCTTGTCGTGGACGGCGTGAGCTGCCGGGCCGACAGTGGCATGACGGCCCGGACCCTGAACCAGACCACCGGGCTTTCTGTCGACAACACCGAGGCGTTCGGCGCACTGAGTGCTTCGGCGATCACCGAAAACGATCTGGCCGCTGGACGATTTGACGGCGCGGAGGTGCGCGTCTACCTCGTCAACTGGCAATCGCCGGAAGATTGCATGTTGCAGTTCCGTGGCACTCTTGGCGAAATCAGCCGGACCGGCGGAAGCTTCAGGGCGGAGCTTCGGGGGCTTTCCGACCGTCTCAACCAACCACATGGGACAGCCTACACCTCGCGCTGTTCGGCCGTTCTTGGAGACACGCGCTGCCGCTTCGATGTGTCCCAGCCCGGGTACGTTGCGACGCTTGCCGTCGCCACGGTCGAGGACGGCCGGGTCTTTCTGTTTCCGGGACTGGCGGGGTTTGACGAGCGCTGGTTTGAAGACGGCCGGTTCGAAGTTCAAACGGGCGCTGCGGCCGGACTTGTTGGTGTCGTCAAGATCGACCGCATCGAACCTGGTCGGCGCCGGATCGAGTTGTGGCAGTCCATTGGCGCAGAAATTGTTGCCGGAGACAGCGTGCGGATCCTTGCCGGGTGCGACAAGCGACCAAGCACCTGCCGCGCCAAGTTTGCCAACTTCTTGAACTATCGTGGCTTTCCGCACATTCCCGGGGAGGACTGGTTGGCCTCCTATCCCGTCCCGGATCGACCAAACGGTGGTGCGCGTCGTGTCGGCGGGAGTGACGAATGACTGTCGCTGAACGCGCCGTTGTGGAAGCAAGAGGCTGGATCGGAACGCCCTACCTGCACCAGGCGAGTACCCGCGGTGCTGGTACGGATTGCCTTGGGCTGCTTCGTGGCATCTGGCGGGGCATCCACGGGACAGAGCCGGAACCGGTGCCCGCATACACCTCTGACTGGGCCGAGCCGCAGCACCACGAGGTGCTTTTCGAAGCTGCAAATCGCTGGCTGTTGCCAAAGCCGGTGCACTTGCAGGGTGTAGGCGACGTGCTGTTGTTCCGCATGCGCGACGGCGCCATCGCAAAGCATCTTGGGCTTCAGTCTGATGCCGGCCCACATCCGAAATTCATCCACTCGTACACGGGTCATGGCGTGCTAGAGAGTTCGCTCTCGCTGCCCTGGCAGCGTCGGATCGCGGCGCGCTTCGCTTTTCCAGAAGGAACCACGTGAATGGCCACTCTGCTTCTATCCGCAGCCGGAGCTGCGGTTGGTGCCGGCTTCGGCGGTACGGTTTTGGGACTGTCCGGGGCCGTGATCGGTCGGGCCGTCGGTGCGACCATCGGACGTGCAATCGACCAGCGCGTGCTTGGAGCCGGCTCGGAACCGGTGGATGTCGGCCGCATCGACCGGCTTCGTCTTACCGGGGCCGGCGAGGGCGGTGCTATCGGCCAGATCTGGGGCCGGATGCGCGTCGGTGGTCAGGTGATCTGGGCCACGCAGTTCACGGAAACCGTTCGGCGACGCCGGACAGGAAAGGGAGCGCCCAAACCCAAGGTCAATGAGTACAGCTATTCAGTCAGCTTGGCGATCGCCCTTTGCGAGGGCGAGTTGCTGCGAGTCGGACGGATCTGGGCCGATGGGAACGAGATCTCGGCGCTGGATCTCAACATGCGGTTCTATCCCGGCAGCGAGATCCAGCTGCCGGATCCGTTGATCGAAGCCGTCGAGGGGGCAGGAAAGGCACCAGCATACCGCGGCCTGGCCTATGTCGTCATCGAGGACCTGGAACTGTCAGCCTACGGCAACCGGGTGCCGCAGTTCAGTTTCGAAGTCGTGCGGCCCGCACAGGGACCAGCCATTGGTGCGTCCGATACGCTTGGTGGCGCGATCCGCGCGGTCGCCCTTATTCCAGGTACCGGCGAGTACGGACTGGCAACTACGGCAGTGCATTATGCAGAAGGGTTGGGCCGGAACAGGTCCGCGAATGTGCACTCGCCTTCCGGGAAGACGGACTTCGCGACGAGCCTGGCGCAGTTGACGCAAGAACTGCCGAATGCGGGAGCCGTGTCGGTGGTCGTGTCCTGGTTCGGGGATGATTTGCGCTGCTCGAACTGCACAGTCCGCCCAAAGGTGGAGCAGAAGCTTCATGACGGGGTGGGGATGCCATGGCGCGCGGGCGGGATTGCCCGGCCAGCAGCGCTGGAAGTGCCAAAGGTCGATGGGGCGTCCATTTACGGCGGCACACCTTCGGACGCGTCCGTGATCGAAGCAATCCGCGCCATTCGCGCGGCGGGCAAGGAGGTCATGTTCTATCCATTCATTCTGATGGATCAAGTTGCGGGAAACACCCTTCCAGATCCCTGGACCGGCGCAGACTCCCAGCCGGTGCTCCCTTGGCGAGGCAGGATTACCCTGGCCGAGGCTCCGGGGAGGGTCGACACATCGGACCGAACCGCCGCAGCCGCCGCTGAGGTCGCGCTTTTCTTCGGGTCCGCGCAGCCGGCCAACTTTCCGGTCAGTGGCGAGGTCATTGGCTATACAGGACCTGAAGACTGGGGTTTTCGCAGGTTCATTCTGCATTATGCGCGCCTATGCGCGGTAGCCGGTGGCGTAGATGCTTTCTGTATCGGCTCGGAGATGCGAGGCCTTACCCAGATCCGCGGAGCGGCGGACAGCTTTCCGGCCGTCGCGGCGCTGCGGCAATTGGCGACCGACGTGAGGTCCATTCTTGGGCCGGAGGTGAAGATCAGTTATGCCGCCGACTGGTCCGAATACTTCGGCTATCACACTGATGGAAACGTCTACTTTCATCTCGATCCCCTGTGGGCCGATCCGGAAATCGACTTCATCGGCATCGACAACTACATGCCGGTCTCCGATTGGCGGGATGGAGAGACCCACGCGGATTCATCCTTTGGATCAATCTACAATCCTAACTATCTGCTGGAAAACTTTGGGGGTGGCGAGGGATTTGAATGGTTCTATGACAGTCCCGAAGGTGCCTTGGCACAGCGCCGGCTGCCCATTACCGATGGCGCTTATGGTGAACCGTGGGTCTTTCGGTACAAGGACCTTCGGTCGTGGTGGTCCAATCTTCACCATGATCGCACTGAGGGCATCCGTTCGGCGCTGCCTACGCCGTGGATACCGGGTTCCAAGCCCATTCGCTTTACCGAATACGGTTGCGCGGCGATCGATAAGGGGACCAACCAGCCCAACAAGTTCGTTGATGCGAAATCGTCCGAGTCCGCTGTGCCCCTGTGGTCGAACGGTCGACGCGATGATCTGATCCAGATGCAATACCTGCTGTCGACAGCGAAGTTCTGGGGTGATGTCGCCAACAACCCTGTGTCAGCCGTCTATGGCGGTCCGATGGTCGACCTGGAGCATGCATATGCTTGGGCTTGGGACAGCCGTCCATTCCCGGAGTTTCCTGGACAGACCGAGGTTTGGAGCGATGGCGACAACTACGCGCGTGGGCATTGGCTTAACGGACGCGCATCAAACCAGCCGCTTGCCGGGGTGGTGAGGGAAATCTGTTCACGCTCCGGGGTTGACGCCCTGAAGACGGACGAACTTTATGGGCTGGTACGCGGCTATCAGCAGGCTGATATCACCACGGCGCGTTCATCCTTGCAGCCCCTAATGCTTGCCTTTGGTTTCGACGCGTTTGAATGTGATGGTCTGGTGTCCTTCCGGAACCGTGATGCACGGGTCGTGGCGGAGGTTGGAGACGATGACTTCATCGACCTGCCAGACCTGGACGGGCGCCTTGAAGCAACACGTAGCCCGGATGTCGAGACTGCCGGCAGAGTGCGTCTCAGCTATGTCGACTCCCAATCAAGCTACGAGGTCCGCTCGGTTGAAGCCCGCTTCCCGGATGAGGATTCGGTGAACGTATCGCAGTCCGACCTTCCGCTTGCCCTGACGCGTTCCGAGGGGCAGGCGGCAGTGGAGCGTTGGCTCTCGGAATCTCGCGTGGCGCGCGACACTGTGCGTTTCGGCCTGCCGAAATCCCGGCTGCCGGTTGGAGCCGGCGATGTCCTCGCACTGGAGGGCCGTCGCTATCGAGTGGACCGTGTCGAGCAGGCCGAGGGTCAGCTTTTGGAGGCCGTTCGTGTCGAGCCGGGCATCTATCTGCCTTCGGATAAATCGGATGAGACGATATCCGTAAGGCCATTTGTTCCGCCTGTTCCAGTACTCCCCGTCTTCCTAGATCTCCCCCTGATCACAGGTGCAGAGGTTCCGCATGCTCCACATGTTGCAGTCTTGGCAGATCCCTGGCCCGGGACGGCGGCCGTTTGGTCATCAAGTGAAGACGCAGGTTATGAAATCAACCGTTTGGTGCCCGCACCCGCCGTGATCGGTGTCACCGAATCTGTTCTGCCGCGCCACAGCCCGGGACTTTGGGACCGTGGATCTCCACTACGTGTAAGGATCACCGGGGGAGAGCTTGCGTCCGTGACCGAACTTGCCGTGCTGAACGGTGCTAATGCCGTTGCGATTGGCGATGGCAGCGGGTCGAACTGGGAAGTGTTCCAGTTTGCCCAAGCGCAACTCGTCGCACCGGAGACTTACGAGCTGTCGACGCGACTGCGTGGGCAGCTCGGAACCGACGGCGTGGCACCTGCAGAGTGGCCGATAGGCAGTACCATCGTGCTGCTTGATCTCGCTCTCCTGCAGATCGACCTGCCTATCTCCTCGCGAGGCCTCGCTCGCTTTTACCGGATCGGAGTGGCAGCGCGTGGCTATGACGATCCGCTTGTGACCGTCAGGAACGAGGCGTTCGACGGAATTGGGCTGCGCCCTTACGCGGTAAGTCATCTGCTTGGAATCCGGGAGACCGGAGATCTGCACGTTTCGTGGAAGCGTCGAACCAGAATCGACGGTGACTCATGGCAGTCTGCAGAAGTTCCGCTGGGAGAAGATGCTGAAGCTTACATGGTCCGGATGCTCCAATCGTCCGCAATAGTTGCAGAATACGTGGTTTCGCAGCCGCAGTTTCTGTACACGGCAACCATGCAAGCGGCAGACGGCGTCGTCGGACCTTTCCAGGTCTCGGTCGCCCAGGTGTCGAGTGCCTTTGGTCCCGGACCGTTTCGGCAGATCGACATCGTGGCCT